GGCGGAGTCGCCCACCCAGCTACTCGGCGGAGGCGCCAATCCAGCCAAGCCCGGCGGGTAAGGCATCGGTACGTGCGCATCACGGAGACCAGGGTGGTGTGAATCCAGCCAAGCCCTGTGGGTTCCGGCCCGGCAACAGCCAATCCCGATCGGGAACTAATGCGGGCAGAACGCCCTTATTTGGCCAGAATCGTCCCTGGAAAGCTCGATTCGGGCCGATCGGGATTTATTTATTATTTTGCGAATTCTGGAGAACTTCGACGCGTCATCATTATTATCGTCAAAATCGTCACAATCGTCACAATTATCCGCCAAAAGTATAAAAAACAGATACATTAGTAGTAGGGAGAGAACCATGGACTGTAAATGGACAACCGCTGTTGGCCCTTGCACACAACCCGCCCTTCCCGGCGAGAAGTTCTGTGAGAGGCACACAGAAGGGGGCACACAAAAGATCATCAAACACTATCTGCTAACGCAGAAGTGGATGCGAGATCCAGCAGAGCGTCACCTTCAGGTGGACGAGCTGAAGAGCCTCCGCGAGGAGATTATGATCGCACGGGTGTTGGTCGAAACAAGGCTGAACATGTGCAAATCGGAAGCCGAGCTAGTAGCCGCCATGCCGTCCATTCAAGGATATTTGAACACAATCGAGAAGGTGGTGATAAGCTGCCACACGATGGAAACGAAATTGGGGCAAATGCTGAACAAGTCGGCTATCATGTCGATTGCGCAGAAGATTGTCACAATGATTGATACCAATTTGAAGGGCATTTCAGACCACGACGCGATCGTCGAGAAAATTGGTCTGGAAATTGTAGAAATTATCGCTGAACAGGAAAACCAATGAGCAAAACAGTCTGGACTTCAAAAACGATTTGGGTCAACACCATCACATTGGTCGCTGGCGTAGTCGGCTACCTCGTCGGTCACGAGCTGCTCGCTGATCAGGAAAGCCTCCTGGCCATCCTGGTTGCCGTATCCGGAGCCCTGAATATCGGCCTCCGATTCCTGACCACCAAACCACTCAAATAACAACCCCTGCCAAATTGGCAGCAAAAGGAAATACCCTACCATGAACAACATTCGACCCGAATGGACCCCGACGCCCACGCAAGCCGTTAGCTCCAAAGGTTCAGTCGCCAACGTCGGCGCAGATTCCGGCAGTCAGATCAACCCCGAGAATGAGGGTTCGCCCGCCTCGCCAGTCAGCTCCAAGGGTGCTGTCCCCGCGACGCCCGGCACCGAGAAGCCATTGATTCGGCACGAGATGCCCAAGTAGTTCGCCACTGAGCTACACCTGGATGTAGCTCAGCTAGGTAGAGCACTTGGTTTGGGACCAAGGGGTCGCCCCGTTCGATTCGGGCCATCCAGACTTAATCGGAGAGACCGCAGTGGGGTGCGTCTCTTAAACGACCAGCCACCCACAAAGGGCGAAAGCCTGGGGGGCGTCCGAGACAAATCAGCGGTTAAAGTTTCTGCAAAGGAGAAGAGAGAAAATGAATGACCTACAGGCTTTAGTGGTCAGCCGAGTAGCTGACCTGAAATACCTCACTACCCAGGTCGAGTTCGATGCGGGGGCACGCGAGGCGATACTTGCCACTGTACAGTCTATCAAAAGTTTGGTGAGTTTGGTCTGATTGCGGGCCACAACAATGGGTCGGTTGGGCATTGGCAGGCCCCGCTGGCTGTAAACCAGTCGTTCACAGAACCTTGGCGGTTCGACTCCGTCTCGGCCCACTAACACGAGAAACACAATGACAAAAGAACAAATTGAATCCGACATCGCAATGATTCGGGACCTTGCTCAGAAGTACATCCGAGACGAGCAATACTCGATCGCCCAATCAATGCTCAATCTTATCGAGCAGCTTCAGTGGGCAATGCCATGCGAATGTGAAATGCCGTGAACGAGAGCTTCTGCAAATGCGGGCGCAACCACAAATGGCCTGACGAACCTGCTGTAGCCCTGTGCATGTGCGGAACTTTTCAAGAACCAATGACCCAAGCCGAGTTACAGATCGCCAGACTGGCACACATAACACTCCTGGCCCATCTAACATCGCTCACCGGCTCTGTGGTCCAATACCTAGGATTGCCTCTATGAAATTCTTCGCCTCGATTGCCTTCTTACTGCTGACCAGTGCCTCTCTCTGTGCCCAAGATCCGGTGGACCCACCGGCACTACCGCTAGAAGCGAAGATTGTCCTTGTTGCCCCCGACTCTATTACCGTAGGGGAACTGGCCCGTTTCGATGTGTCTGAATCGATTGGCGAAAGCTTTCGCTGGATCATGGTTCCCGATTCAAACGACTTTGAAATCTACGACGGCGGCAAGAGGGCTGTTTTTTCGGCTCGCAAGCCCGGAGATTACCGATTCATTGTGGCGTGTGCCCTAGGTGATACCGTTGACGTCGTGACTCACGTCATACACGTCAAAGGCCCACTAGCGGAACCAACAACGAACAGCCTCGCGGAATGGATACCTTATTGGCGACACCAACTAAACCTCCCAGCCAACGAAGTTCTAGCTGTCGGCTTTGCGAGCATCGCAGCCAACGCAGACGATCTACCCACACCAGAGGAATGGATATCGGCTACAGCGACCCTAACCAGAAGTGTGTTGGGTGACGACTTAGAAATGTGGCAACCACTTCTGGAGAAGATCGGAAAAGCACTAGGAAACATGCAATTACAAACGCCAGAAGCACATGCTGCTGTCTGGATGGAGATAGCCGACGGATTTAGGAGCTAATCATGGATCGCAGGACCGCGTTGAAAGTCATTGCAGTCGCCACCATCGCGACACCTGTTTCAGCGGACTTCAAATCGGCCAGCAAATTTGGCTGGATGCGAGATGACATTTCGCTCCTCGATTTCATTCATCGGCACCGTAACCCCTACGTCACTGATTGCAACGAAGAGATAAAAGGAAGCGGAAAAGGCAAGATTGTCTTTCTGCACAAAGCGTTCGAGCGAATCACCGGGAAGGCATATGTCCCGCATGACCAGGGAGCCCCCGATTGTGTCTCACAGGGCTTCGCTCTGGGCGTTGACTTCCTAACCGCCATACAGATCGTTGTTGAGCGAAAAGCCGAGCTATGGAAGGGCAAGGCAGCTACAGAGCCGATCTACGGCGGCAGCAGAATCGAAGTCGGCGGATATGATGGTTACGGCGGCGGGAGCACAGGACACTGGGCAGCCGAGTGGATCTCTCGCTATGGCATACTTTTGAGGCAAGAGTACCCCGGCGGTTACGACTTTACAAACTACAGCGCGAACAAAGCGAAAGAATATGGTAGGACTGGCTGTCCCGACCCATTGGAGCCTCTCACCAAGCTTCACCCGGTTAAGAAGACGGCAATTTGCACTTCCTACGCCGATATGTGTGATTGCATCGCAAATGGCCACCCCGTGGTTGTTTGCTCGAATGTTGGCTTCGGAGACTCACGAAGACCAATCAAACGAGATTCTCAGGGCTTTTTGACGCGGAAACGACGACCATGGAAGCATTGTATGCTTTTTGGCGGGTTCGACGACAGAGCATCTAGAAAAGGCGCACTGTGCTTCAATAGCTGGGGATCAAAATGGGTCTATGGCCCAACACGCCACAATCAACCCACTGGCACGTTTTGGATAGACAAGAGCACCGTGGACAGCATGTTGCGACAACGCGACTCATTCGCCCTTAGTGCCTACGTCGGGTATCCACGCGTGACAATACCTTACATCATTTGGTGAGAAATATGAAACGAGCCTTCAATGCGTTTACCACGCTTTACATCTGCTTCGCGATATTTGTCGCGCATTCAGCTTTGGTTGCGAGTCAAGAACCTTCTGCGGACCACCTTGCTCAAGGGTCCGTCATGGTTGCGCCTGAGCGAGCTTTACTTGATAGTGAACAAATGGATCGACCTATCGAGGGTCGAGATGTCTACCAAATCGTCATTGTCACCGCAGACTGGTGCGGACCCTGCCAACGATTCAAACAAGAACAGCTCTACGCACTCTTGACATCCGGCTGCTCGGTCCAAGTGTTGGACTTCGACACCGACAAAATCCCGAAGGGCATTAAAGTGGTCCCAACGATCATCGTAATGTACAAAGGCGGTGAGCGAAAACGCTTCACCGGTTACCAGACCTCCGACAAGATCCTAATGGTGGTCGACAAGCACCGAGGCGTTTACGACAGAGGAAACAAATTATGGTGAAGAAACTTGTGGTCGGCAAATCGACCACCCCAGCAGCTACTGACGGTAAGAAAGGCGCGCCTTCCGTGCCGGTCAAAATCGAATCACCTTACTCGAAAGCCAAAGCAGCCGGTGGAACCGCCTGGGCCGCAGGAGTCGGACGATAATGCCACAGCCAGTAGATGTATACAATGACACCTCCGATGTGTTGCAACACGGAACAACAAATCTTGCTTCAACCAGCACCGTATCAAAGGTAGTGGATGTTCCACATGCTCTGCCAAAGAAGGGTGTGCAACTGAAAGCCAATCCAGACAACGGTGGTGTTGTCTACATCGGCACAATAGGTGTCGGTCGCACCAAGACCAGTGTAGGGTGTGGCTTCCCGCTCGAAGCGGGGGACGCGATATTTCTTCCAGTAAAAGACCCAGAAACGATTTACGCAAACAACGCGACCGCAAACGACTTCATTCACTGGTTGATTGTCTAACTCTAGCAAGGACGCTCAAGTCATGGCTATGACACGCAGAGCTGACATGAATGATCGAGGACGCCGATTTGTCCCACAGAACGGGGTATTCGGCTCGATCACCGTCACGAACAACCAGTCTTCCATCATTCCGTCCACTGCGTTTGCGGACTCTTCGCAATCGACATGGAAAGCCATCGACCTGGACACCGGCAACGTGACAATCCATGTCGGTCACAATCCAACTATCACATGGAACAGCTCCAACGGTGGCACCATCACACAAAAGCTGACAGCAATTCTGACAGCTTTCACATGCCGCAACCAGAGCGTTACTGAATTCAAGTTGAAGGGGAAGAGGTGGTCCAACTTGGCAGACCTTAAACTGGATGCCAACATTTACTTGGAGTCAATCGACACGTTTGAAGAGTGGACGTCAATAAACTTGATTAGAGTCAATTCTTGTGACCTGAAATCATTCCAGACACACGAGTGGCCCGACCTGACTGAGTTCTATGTCCACAGTCAGCGAACTGACTCATTACCAGACATTGATTATCACGACTGGCCAAAGCTGAAGGATTTTCAGTTAGATCACAACACCTCAATGGTAGCGTTTGATGGTAAAGCGTGGCCCGATCTTGAGTTTTTGGACGCTGGTTATTGTTCGTGGGGAAGCGTCAACACCGCCAACACTTGGACCAAATGCACCTACATTAAATTCAACAATGGCAGCAATAATGCCTCACTGACAGAAATAGAAACTCACCCCGAGTGGGTAGCTCTTGAGGACTTGCGAGCCTCTTATCACAATCTTGACACATTTGTCACACACCCCGAGTGGACATCCCTTGAATTGCTGTCCGTAGAGAAGAATTTCAACGGACTAGACATCGTGATTCACCCTCAGTGGACCAGCCTCATATACCTCGACACTCGCAGCAACGTGATGACGGCCACGCCGATCGACGACATGTTAATCGCTCTCGATGGCTGTGGCACAAGCAACGGATATGTTGATTACCGACTGAACGGAGCACCTGGACAGGACGCCAGTCGCAGCGGGTCGGCCAACACTGCCATCTCTAACTTGGTCGGCAAAGGATGGACGGTGCTACGATGAAGCTGAAACTCAAAGACCATAAGCCACTACTCGCCATCTTCCGCAAGTCGGACGACGAACTGCATGTCATACTCGACACAACCATCGACACAGACGACGACACGATCATTGAGTTCGATAACTCACAATACTATATCAAGTATGGTGATGACTTTTCCATAATCATGAAAGGCCGCAAGGCCGCCAAGCCGCACAAAACAAGCGACTGGAAGAAGGAATGGGATATATAACAGAGGTGAATCGTGGCAAAGAAGAAACCTATTGTTCTTACGAACGGTCAACTTGAACAATTGCAGTCTGGCGATCACATTGATCTGTCCAACAGCACGACAAAGAACAACAACACGGGAGGTACGCTCGTAATCGGCACAGCAGTCTACGTGAGTGGCGGAAATGCCACCGAGGCTCAAGCCGACGCGCAGAACACCGTACGAGTCGCAGGGCTCGTGGTGGACATCACCGCCCCGGATGCAGGGCCAGTAGAAGTACAAGCCGATGGTATCTTGATCGCCACGACCGGCCAATGGGATGCAGTCACTGGGCAGACAGGCGGTCTCACCGAGGGAGCTGACTATTTCCTAAGCGAGGCCACGGCGGGCGAATTGACCACAACCGCGCCATCAGTCGCGGGTGACTTCGTTCTTCGAGTTGGGCACGCACTGTCCGCCACGGAACTGGAGATTGAAGTCGCACAACCTATAAAGCTGTGAAACAACCATTAGTTGTACGGAGCGGGCAGCTTGAAGCCGCAGAAGACGAGAAAGTGCAAATCTTGCGGCTTAACATCGGACCATCCGAGCCCGTAATTGTCACGAGCGACACTGTGACACTGACGCGAACACTTAGCCACTTTATAGACGGTGGCTCGAAGAAAGTCAAGAATATCCTCGGAGGCGACGAAGGTGACGTGATTATCCTCACCGGGGACAACATCGACTTGGAGGATAAAGGCAACATCGCCAAGAAGCTAAAGTTGAAAGCCGACGAGGCTGTGACCTTAGTTTACATTGCCGCAGAATGGATACGAGTCAAATGATCGACTGGAAGGAAGAATGGGATGTTTGAGCTGTTGGAGCACGCCGCAACAGTGGCCATCCTTTCCACCTTTATCTCAGAGAGCAAGCTGTTATCTCCAATACGCAATAAGTTGAACTTTGACCTGCTTTACTGCCCAATTTGCTTGTCATTTTGGGTAGGGGCTATTTACCTTTACAGCGGGATTGGACATTACTTCCTGACACTAGCTATCGCCAATGTGTTTATGCTTATTGTCCTCAAGGTGTACCGAGAACTCGACGAGGCCTCCGATGCCGATTAAGACTTGCACCAAAGATGGTAAATCCGGATTCAAATACGGTGACTCAGGGAAGTGTTATACGGGCAAGGATGCCAAGGCGAAAGCCGCTAAACAAGCTCGCGCGATCCGCGCCTCACAAGCGAGAAACAAATGAACCGAAGACTCCGTAAGCTAAAGAGACGAGCCACCCGACAACTGCGACGCGACGAGCGAGCAGGCAGAATCAGTGTCGAAGATTACGACAAAGCCGCGTTCGTCCTGAGCACGGAATCGGGTCTTCGTCAACTCGACGCGAAGATCCGCGAAGCACGCCTCAATCCCTATGAAAGTAGGGACAACTTGATGGCCATGGCGGACTGGAAGTCAGTCTGGGCAAACATTTGGGATTGGTTCAAAGCCAACTGGCCTGCCATCCTTCAGTTCATCATCACAATCGCCCCATTACTCCTTGACGAAAAGGAAAACAATGAAGATTCCTAATCCCTGGCCTCGCCTGCTAATCCGCTGTCTCTGCAAGCCAGGTGACGCCGTCGTTGTACAGTGCGCGCTAGGCGAACTGGAAGTTCCTGAGTGCGAAGAAGTTGCCATCGAACCGATCAAAGATCGCGGTCGTGGGAAATTCGAGTCTCTGGCCCCTATCAAACTCTGGTCAAAGAAATGGGGTTTGCTGGAAGCCTCTGACCATTGCAAAAAGATGGAGATCGAGAAGCAAGAAGCCGACTTGAAGAAAGATCAAGAGAAAGACGCCAAGCGGAAAATGAAGGAAGCGAAGGAGCGCGGCAGGGTCAAGAAGGAAATCGCCGAGAAGCATGAGCCCGTCATCGACGTGCGAGACAACTCGGAAGCACTTCCCGAAGACTACAAGGCCAAGATGGACATGGGCAAGGTACTCGAACTGTAAGAGACTCTGATGGGAATGCTCGGTGAATTCGGTGACATGCTAAAAGCGGGGTTGGTGTCCAGGACACTAAACACTTGTAGCCGCTGGTCAGAGCATCGACGAGTCATGGCAGATCCATTCCCCGGACCTTACACATTCAAGTATCATCCCTGGTGCCGTGGAGTCACAGACTCGTGTGCTGGGAACAACAGCACAATGAAGGCAGCCCAAATGGGTTTGACCGAGGTCGCTATCAACCTAGCATTTTTTACGGTAGATGTTTTGAAGCGCGACGTTTTATATGTCCTGCCAACCGCTGTCAACGCCAGCGACTTTTCAAAATCACGTTTTAATACCGCTTTGATGTTCAGCCCTTATTTGAAGAATCTGTTCACCGACACGAACACTGTTGGCCTCAAGCAAGCCGGTGGGATCAACCTGTACATCAGAGGTTCGCGCGGCGACAGCAACTTAAAGTCGATTCCGGTGGCCGTGGTGGTGCTGGACGAAGTCGATGAAATGAACCAACGAGCCATCAACCTTGCCCTCGAACGGATGTCCGGGCAGATACACAAGACAATTCACTCCCTGAGCACGCCGAAGATTCCAAAGAAGGGAATTCACAAATTGTATCTGCAAGGCACTCAGGAGCATTTCTTCTTCAAGTGCCCGCACTGCGGACGCACAACTGAAATGGTGTTCCCGGACTGCTTGGAGATATGTGGCGAGACAGTTACAGACCCGAATGTGAAGAAGTCGTTTCTAAAGTGCAAAGAATGCAAGCACAAACTTGACCATGAACTGAAGCCCGACTACCTGAAGAACGCGTGGTGGGAAACCACAGTCTCCAATGTAGACGAAGACCACCGTAGCTTTTACATCAACCAGTTGTACAGTTACACAGTATCACCGGCAGAATTGGCGAAGTATCACTTCCTTGGTATTGGTGACGAGTCGGCGATGGTCGAGTTTCACAACTCGAAGCTAGGACTTCCATATATCCCGGATGGTGGCCAAGTTACTGACAGCGAAATCGACATGATGGTTCGCAATTATCGCAAAGCGGAGATGCGACCTGACATCGGGACCAATAGAACAATTGTCATGGGCGTCGACCAGGGCAAGATGAACAATGTTGTGGTGGTAGAGTACATCCGGCAAGGGACTGGCCGAGACATTAATGCCGCGTCCCGTGCTCAACTGTTATGGGAAGGAAAGCTACCTGGAGACGACTTCACCTCACTAGACCCCCTCATGCGTGAGTGGCAAGTTAAGGCCTGCGTAATCGATGCAGATCCACAAATCAACGATGCACGACGATTCGCCAGACGCTTCCCCGGATTTGTTTACCTGTGCCGCTACCGGAGAGGTCAAACCGGCAAAGAAATGTCTCTGTCAGAAGAAGATGGAGGAGCCCCAATAGTTACGTGTGACAGAACGAACTGGCTAGATGCCTCGATGGGTAGATTCCATTCAGACAGGATCAGGCTTCCTGCTGACATTTCCTTGGAATTCAAAGAACACATCAAATCACTTGTCCGAACGTATGAGAAAGACGAGCTTGGGAATTCAAAGGCCGTCTACATGAACACCGGACCTGACCATTACTCACATGCGCTAAATTACGCGGAGATCGCACTTCCCCTGGCGACTGGCGCTGTTTCAGGTGACATTGAGAACGTATTGTAGGAAAATCCATGACGCAAGAATCAAAGTTTCTGACAGCTATCCGGCACCCAGAATACATCGAAGACGAGATGTACTGGTGGGATTGGCGAGATACCTATAATGGTGGCCCTCGGTTCGTTCAAAGAAACTTGAAGAAATTCAGTAACCGGGAAACAGACGAAGACTTTAAGACTCGCAAGTCCTTTACCCCAATCCCAGCATATGCTAAGGCGGCGGTAAACGACATCCGTAACTCTATCTTCCAGCGACTTCGCGATGTTACGAGACGCGGCGGAAGCAACAGCTACATGCGAGCGTCGAGTGGGGAAATCGGAGGGGTGGACAATAAGGGTTCGTCCATGCAATCATTCCTTGGAATCGACGTGTTGACCGATTTGTTGATAATGGGTCGCGTGGGCGTTTATACCGACATGCCTGTGCTGGCTGGCTTCAATACGATGGCCGATGAAGGGGCCGCGCGACCATACACATATATGTACCGCGTCGAAGACATTCTTTCGTGGGCAGTCGCCAAACCAGAGCAGCCCGGCGACTTTACCGCCTTGCTTCTCCGTGATCGTGGGATCGACTACAACAACGGATTTGCACACGGTGCCTACCTGCCCAGCGGCGGGTACACCCGGTATCGTTTTGTCTGGATAGACCCGGCCGACGGAATGGTTAAAATGAAGCTAATGGACGAGAAGGATAATATCCTCGACCTGCAAGGTAACCCAACCTCTGGCGATGGTATCATTCATCTTGAACTGGACAGAATCCCGTTTACGATGTTGAACATCGGCGGTAGCTTGCTCAAGGACGTTTACAAGCATCAGGTGGCGTTGTTGAACCTTGGTTCGAGCGATGTGTCGTATGCCCTAAAGGCAAACTTCCCGTTCTACGTCGAACAGAAAGATCCACACGCTAATGCCAGTCATTTGCAGCAGAATGTGAACGACGACGGTACCACCACCACCTCGGATAACAGCGAAGCTGGCGAACAGGCACGGGCAGGGGTGACCCATGGACGAACCTATGATTTGAAGGCCGAGAAGCCGTCGTTCATTCACCCGAGTCCTGAGCCGCTAGAAGCGTCGATGAAATTGCAAGAGAAGCTTGAAGACGACATCCGCAAGCTGGTAAATCTCGCGGTTCAGAACAAGATGGGGCAACGGGCAATATCGGCCGAAGCCATGAAGCTGTCGGACCAAGGCCTTGAAGCCGGTTTGTCATTCATCGGCCTTGTATTGGAGAGCGCAGAACGCGACGTGGCAACTCACTGGGCTGCCTACGAGAACAAAGACGTTAACAAGCGCAAGATCGCCACAGTTAAGTACCCAGACCGTTACAGTTTGAAGAACGACGAAGACAGAGTGAAGGAAGCTACTCAATTGTCTGAGCTAATGTACACGGTACCTGGACAGACTGTCAAGAAAGAGCTGTCGAAGAACATCGTCACCGCCCTGCTTGCTGGAAAAGTCAACACTGAAACCATCGATACAATCTTCGCCGAAATAGACTCGGCCGGTTACACGACCAGTGACCCCGATACAATCATCGCGTTGGTAGAAGCTGGGCTGTGCGGAGAAGAGACTGGTTCTGAAGCCACTGGCTTCAATGAGGACGAAGCTGCCAAGGCTCGCGCCGATCACATTGATCGAGCCACACGAATCATGGAAGCGCAGGAAAAAGTCAAAGCCGATAATGACTCGGCTGCTCGCGGTGTGTCCGACCTTGACCCAGACAAGGATTCTGGCAAGAAGGAACGCGGAAAAGCCACTGATACCGACACAGATCCCGAGAACGCGGACAAAACCCGTGGTGAGGGTAAAGACCTAAAGAAAGGCACAAAATGAGCTACTACGGGTCCGTGTCAGGCGCAAACGAATACTTCGACTCATTACTTCATACCGACGCATCGTCAGAAGCCGTCGCGTCCGACAAACCGAAGGCGTTGACTGAAGCAACACAATTGATTGATGCCCTCAATTATCGAGGCACCAAGCACACTGTATGGGAAATCATGTATGATCAGACAACCCCATATGCTAAGAAGCTGATCAACACTCCATCGCGCGACGAGATTATCGCCGCCGACCAGACTCAAGAATTAGAATTTCCCCGTGGTCAAGATACCACGGTTCCCGGAGAAATTGTGTGGGCGTGCTATGAAATAGCTATCGCACTTATCGAAGGGTTTGACCCTGAAGACGCCGTTGAGCGTCTGAGCGTACTTCGCCAGGGTTATGCCGCTGTCCGGACTACCTACGCCGATGACAGCGCTTCAACGGAGTACCTCGGCTATGGTATTCCAACGGCTCGCGTATGGCGATGGCTGAAGCCACGCCTCGTGGATAGCCGAATCATTAAACTCAGTAGGGCAGACTGACCTTAGAGTCAGGAAAGGCAGACTATGAACTGGTATCCCAAGCATTATCTCTCGATCCTTTGTTTTGACGGTGAAGGCGAAGGTGATGCAGCGACAGCGGCAGTGGTGGCAGCAGCAGCAGCGGCAGACGTGGTAGCGGCAGACGCGGCGGCAGTGGCGGCAGCGGCGGCAGCGGCGGCAGATGACAAGAAATTCTCTCAGATCGATGTGAACAAATTCATGGCGGAAGAGAATCGTAAGCACAAAGAATCACTTCGCAAACTTGAGACCTCGATGCAGACGCTGTCTGAAGACAGGAATCTTAGCGAGCAGCAACGCAGCGGACTTGCCACCGAGCTGGAAGACCTGCGCAAGAGTCTGCGAACCAAAGAACAACAGATTGAGTATGACCGCAAGCAAGCTGCGGAACAGTACAAGACCGATCTCGATGCCGCTACACATCGAGCCGACCACTGGGAACAACAGTATCGCGATACATCCGTCGACCGCGCGTTGCAAGACGCCGCCTCCGATCCAGACGTCTACAATGTTCATCAGATCATCAACTTGCTAAAGCCGCATACCGAACTCAAAGAGGTCGATGGCGCATTAACCACGATGATCAACTTCCCCGACGTCGATGAGAAGACCGGAAAAGAAATCGTCACCTTGCGGACGCCAGCCGATGCCGTCAAGCGAATGAAAGAGATGCCGAAAGTTCATGGCAATCTCTTCAAGAGCGGCGTTGTGAGTGGTGTTGGATCAGGCTCTGGTGCTATCAACCAGGGTGTTGGCGAAATCGATTATGCCAGCCTGACGACAGAGCAGTACAGAAAACTTCGCAAAGAAAACCCAGAAGCACTAGGGTTGTCTCCGCGACGCTGAAATTCTTTGACTTGATTGTCCGCGCCTTCAAGTCAAACTACCGGTTAGACCGGGATCATCTTACAATAACCAGGGATGTAAGACGAGAAGCACCTGGGGGTAAACAAACCTTTACTCAAACTTTCAAGGAGTTCATAATGAACTTATACCTGTGTTATGCTAACGACAACGACGCTTTGATCCCCGAGCTGTGGGCTCAGGAATCGCTCGCCATCCTCGAAGAGAATATGGTTATGGCCAACTTGGTCCACCGTGACTTCTCGCCGTTGGTTGCCAGCTATGGCGACGTGGTCAACACTCGTCGACCCAGCGAATTCAGCACCAAGCGTAAGGCTCAGAGCGACAGCGTTGTGAACCAGGACGCGACTAGCACGAATGTGCAAGTTCCGCTGGACCAGCACGTCTACGTTACGTTCACGATCAAGGACGAAGAGGCTTCCCTCTCGTTCAAGGAACTCGTGAGCTACTACATGGAACCCGCCGCGATGCAAATGGCTCGCACGGTTGATCGCATTCTCTGTGGTCAGGTTCCGCAGTTCGCCACCAACGCTGTTGGTCGCTTGTCTGAGATGTCCAGCGCGAACGCCAAGGATTGGATTCTTGACGTGCGGGAAAAGATGAACATCAACAAGGCCTATCCGAATGGCCGAAACTTGGTGATCAGCCCCCAGGCTGAGACCGAAATGTTGAAGACCGAACTGTTCATCAGCGCTGAGAAGCGTGGCGATGGCGGAACGGCTCTTGAGGAAGCTCGACTCGGTCGTGTCCTCGGCTTCGACACTTATATGGACCAGAATGTCAATTACCGGGCCCTGTCTGGTGGCGACACTCTGACCCTGAACCACACCGCTGGTGCTAGCGCTGGCGACACGGGCAACAAAGCCTGCACAGCCTCTTCGGCTGCTACGGTTGGTGCGTTCGTTTGGTTCACTGGCGAAGGTCAGCCTCACGAAGTGAAGGCTATCACCGGAACCTTGACTGGTATTACCCTGGTTGACGAGTACAAGTACGACGTTTCCGCGAACGCGGTTGGTTATGCTTGGGAGCCCGCAGTCGTTGGCGCAACTTACGCCGCGAAGTACGACAAGGGCATCACGCTCAACACGATCGCTTCTGCCTTGCTTCCGCTCGTTGGCCAACTGTTGGCTTTCGGTACGGATGCTGGTGGCGACCGAAAGATCTACACGATCATCGAAGTCGACTCTGTGTCGGCCACGAGCGTAATCGTGTGGCTCGATCGTCCGCTTGAAGTTGGTGTAACCGCTGCTGACTTGGCGTTCCCAGGCCCGCAGGGCTCGATGTGCTTCGCGTTCCATCGCGACGCTTTGGCTTTGGTTAGCCGCCCCTTGGCCCTTCCGGCCAGCGCGTTGGGCGTGCAAGCTGCCGTTGGTAGCTACAACAACCTCGCCATGCGAGTTGCGATGCAGTACAACATCTCCAGCCAGGGTACTGTTGTGACCTTGGACATGCTGTGTGGCGTGAAAACGCTGGACACCAACCTGGGTTGTGTTTTGTATGCGTGAGCAATAACTGGCTTTGGCCAGTTTTCACGATAGCACCGAGGGCGGGGTTTCCGCCTCGCCCTCGGTTTTTCTTTTCCACTCTGGAGAATCACATGGCCTACGCCGACCGCTTTATTGCAGACGCTACTCTTGAGCCTGCTGGCTACCGGCAACTGACCCCTACCACCGCACAAGGCGTCAGCATCGGCAACGGCCGAGTGGCCGTGATCCAAGTCTTGAATCAGAACGTGAGGTACCGAGACGACGGGATTAACCCGACCTCGACGGTGGGTATCAGAATCCACGCTGGTGAGACCATTTTCTATACTGGCAATCTGCGAGCACTTCGATTCATCGAAGAATCCTCTGGTGCTGAAATAAATCTGGCAGCCTACAAATGAACAACATCATGTCCAACCGGCGAGTCCCCTTCGTTCCACTAAACGGAGGCGTAGGGCTCCTTGAGAAGAGATTAGATACCTTCTCAGGTCTGTTGTTGGACAGCACAGTCTCGTTGGTTGGAGACTTCAACCACGGGGCCTCCAACACGCTCCTGCTGGACTCTGACGCCACACCCCACACGAATCACGGTTCTGACCCAGGGTCCGACACAATGGCTCTGGTGGACTCTGCGGCAGCCAATATGGAACGCCCAAGAGTTTCCACGCACAATATGGCCCTGACAGACACCGTTCATGTGTCCCTGGACGGTCACCACCCTGACACCTCTATCCACACGCTGAATGCGGGCGAAACGATCAATGTCGGCATGGCGGTCTACATCCCGACCAGCAACACTGCCAATCTGGCAACAGCCAATTCGGCGGGCAGCATCGAGTCATTCCCAGTCGGGCTGGCCAATAGCAACGCGACAGTCGGAACAGACGTAGAAGTCCTGTGCGAGGGTAGCGTCTATCAAGCAGACTGGTCGCTGGTGACCGGAACAGCCACTTTAACTGTCGGAGCATGGTACTTCCTGTCCGACACAGATGGTATGCTGACAACCACAGCCCCCAGCACCGACAACCACATAATCATCCGGGTCGGGCGAGCCATCACCGAGACCCTGTTCGACATAGAGATTAGCGACGGAGTCGTGCTATGACAACCTACAAGCCGCTAGTCCAAGACGACTCTATTGTCGCGCAGCTTGATCCAGTAGACGCGCTGGATGTCACCACGATCGACACCGCCACTCTGACTCTGACTGGTAACCTCGATGTCACATTAAATACCACGCTCAACATAGTGACGATGAACCTTGGCTCGGCCAACTTTTTCTCCGTCATCACAGCGCTGCAAACACCGAGCATCTCAAGCCTGACCGGGACGGTGAACTTCACAGATGACCATATCACCACCACTGGGAACCTTAGCGCAAATCATGCAGATGTCGTTGAACTAGCAGTAATTGATGGCAGCATCATGAGCGCCAGCGGCACCATCAACTTCGACGACGAGAACTTGGTGACCACTGGCAACCTGACCTCCAACAATGCCACGTTCAATGCGATCACAGACTTGGATTACATCGACTTCGATCTGACTCCTAACATCCCCGGTCGCCAGACTGGAAGACTCCACTGGCATGAAGCCGACGGCACTTTGTCTCTTGGAATGGTTGGCAGCGAAGTCGAGTTGCAGATCGGGCAAGAGCATTTGATCCTGGTGAAGAACGTCACTGGCAACACGATCAACAATGGCACCCCGGTTTACTTCACGGGTGTGGGCAATGGTCGCCCGACCGTGGCCACTGGCAACGCCACTCGCGCACCCAGCCCTGTGCCTTCACTTATTCGTGGGCTGCTGACCGAGACCATCAACACTGGCAACGAAGGTTATATGATCGTCGCCGGGCTCATGCGAGATGTCAACACTGCCAACTGGGCACCTAATACCCAATTGTACTTGTCCACTATCGCTGGCGAGTATACAAATCCCAGACCAGAAGCACCAGATAACGTCCGAGGCATCGGCGTCGTTATCATCCAGCACGCTACCGAGGGAAGCATCCTCGTATCGCTCGACCCTATCTACGACCTGGAGTGGGCGTCCAATATCTACAACACGGTTCCGTTTGAAACCGATCAGTTCTACGGCTGGCAACCTACGGGCAACCGATATGAACTCCTGCGATCGCAGCGCAACTTCTTCAACGGGACAACCCGCGAGACGTTTGACGCCACAATCAACTCGACAGACAACACCACCATCCAACTCTATCTGGAGCAGGCGGGTGGCGGCGATCTGACGATGCAGTTCACCGATGGTGATACGCAACTGGATTGCACACCTACGCAGACGATCAACATCACGCCCGGCACCGACACTAGCCCGGCTGGTACGATGGTCTACATACCACTCAGCACAAAGTTGCTGACAAGCAACAGCGTTTGGCCAGATGAAGAACACATCAAAATTTGTTACTTAGCGGTGCCTTCGGCTCAATTCGTGTACGACCACGGTGGACCGTACGTCAACCAGAACTGGAACGACCACCTATCCGATACCGAGGGCGTAGTTGGTCAAGGTCACTTGTCGCACATCGCTGGCAAGATTCGGTTGGCTCTGGGTGCTTCTTGGTATTCCGGCGTCAACCCTGACGGGCAAGACGACGCTTACTTCACGTATCCCGCAGCCTCAACCATTTACTGGGAATCGACTGCTGGCGTAATTGCTCAGTTGCACCCTCAAACCTTCGGGGCGAAGGACACTGGAAACGGCAACATCCTGCTGGTAGCCAACGACTTCGTTGCACCTTACACGCACGTATCGAATCTGTTTGACATCACCGATGACTCCACTGGCAACACCATCGGCAACAACCGATATTTCAGTCTGATTTTCTGGGGCGTGCAGAACAAGTCCGACCAAGGCTCTGGAGTGGTCATCAACTTGCCCGCAGGCAACTACACGAGCGAGTTGAGCGCCACGCTTGACACTGGCGGCTACGATGATTACAACTTCCCGCGCGAGTTCACACTGGACTCTGGCACTGCCTTCCTGATCTGTCGCTCGACATTCAAGATGGGCACCAACGGCTGGACCCACATACAGACCGAAGACCTTCGAGGCAAGGTTCCTTCCAACCAAGTTGGTGGAGGTGGTGGAGGTGGCGTGACCGACCACGGTGCTCTTGGTGGGCTGGCCGACGACGACCACACTCAGTATACACTGGTCGACGGCACACGTGCCTTCACAGTGAACTCACAGAACGGATTGCTGTTCGACACTGGTAACAACTCGTTTGGTACAACCGACAACTCAAGCATCGTTCTGCTGGGCGCAGATAACACGGTGAACGGAATCAGCAGTGCTATTCTAGCTGGGGATGGTAACACGATTACGGGTGACTACAGCACCATCCTTGGCGGCAGTGACTGCTCGTCCAGCGACGATTACTGTACTGTGATGGGTAGGGACACAGTGGCAAGCCACTGGGGTGAACTGGCCGGGTCTGGCGGGTCCATCAATGTTGACGGTGATGCTCAATGGTCCCGATTGCATTTGACTGGGACCACGACAAGTGGCGTCAATGGAACCATGTATCTGGATGGATCGGCCAAGTTACCGATAATGACACCCAACTCAATCTGGTACATCTCTGGAATCATCGTGGGCACAACTGGATCGGGTGGCAATGGTGCAGGGTATAGGGTAAAGGCGGCTTACCGACGAAATGGCACAGCCTCACCAGCACTTATCGCAAACGCGTCGCTAACAAATCCATCCCTATCAATCGACTTTGAAGATGACCCTGGGTTTAATTTTAGCATCGGCACCACCGGCAACAGCATAGTCATAACTGTGATTCAACCTGTTGGATTTGGAGACATTAAGTGGAGCGCTATGCTAGACGTAGTTCAAGTTAATGGAGCAGCAGCATAATGTCATTTCCACGTATCGAAACAGACGATGTAATTGTCGAGTCTGCAAAAGCAGAAAAGACGTATCCTGACAAGTACATAACTGCTTTTGGCGTTCGTCGCCACGCCAGCAACACTCTTGTCGGTGTAGTCGAATTGCAAGCATACAACTTCGACACAAAGGAAATGAGTGATGACCCTGGACAAATCCAGAGAGTAAAGTTCCCGGATTTGTGGGCTGACGCTCAACGCAGCCCAGTAGTACAAGATCAATTACAGTCCTGGGTCACCGTACTGGCATTGCTGTATCGAGATATTCATCTGCGAGAAAAGATTGCAGGAATGGAAGATGGACCTGAACGTGATACCAAGATTATTGTGTGGAACGGAGTGCAGACCCAACTTCAGATTAACCCCTTGGAAGACCCGCCGCCACCATTCGTCCCCAACACTGTTTGGGCCAAATAAAGGACTGACCAATGGAATTCATGGATATCATCAAGGATTTTGGCCCTCTTGTAGGGATCGTTCTGTTTTTCATTTGGCGCGACTGGAAGCGCGAAGACTCCTTAGTAGGTCGAGTAGAACATCTGGAAGAGTTCAACACAGAAACTTTGGTGGCGTTGGTGAGAGAATCCACTGCTGTGATTGCCACAAACACCGAACAACTTCGTATTATGAACAGCCTTATGCAGGGCTGCCAAGGTCGCAAAGATGGCTAAGCTGAATTACAACTTGATCAGGTTCATTCGACGCTGTATCAATCAGATGAAGAAAGAGTACGGAAGCCCGATCACGGTGTACAAGCTGAACAGCACAACCACGAATCTTGAGACAGGCGTGAAGGCTGCCAGCAGGGATTCTGTCTACGTTAACCGGGCTGTTGTCCTTCCCAACCGACTCACCAGGGATGTCATCCAATCGATATCTGTTATCTCAGCAAACAAGAAAGTGGTGCAGGGAGGCACGTTTGACGTCGGTACTAGAACATTCATCATTGACCGACGAGATGTTCCTGGCTGGGAGATTCTTCAAGACGACTGGCTTGTCTACGATGACAAGCGTTATGACATCAAATCGATCGAAGAGTTTGAGCAGAGCACTGCGTGGCTGCTAGTTGCCAGAGAAGTCGAGAGAATGGTGCCAGCGCAAGACCTCCGAGCTGGCGCCCAAAGTCTGGCGAGCTTCGTCGACTCCGTCACCTATTTCATGGGGAGGCACCTCCCGGTAAGCCTCTCTGACTCGTTAGGTTTATCCGACTCCGCCGATAAAAACTTTGATCGAGTATTATCTCTAAGCAATTTTCTTGGTTTGGCTGACGACACTACCGACGTCAACACAAAAGAAGCAACCTCGTCCCTGAATCTCAGTGTCGTGGCCACCGGATTCACTGTTGGAGACATCCCTGTGTCAGCCAACAACTCTCTCAGTTTTACCGGCAACGCAGGTAACGAGCTGGTGGCGAACGACTTCGTCTCCACCTGGAACACCTCCGAGTCAGGAACAAGCAACAATTTGCAAATAACACTCCCCTTGGAGTCCACCGGAAACTATAACTTCAACATCGATTGGGGTGATGGTAATGATAACACCATCACAACGTGGAACGAAGCCACCGTCACTCACACGTATAATTCCTCTGGAAATTATACCCTAGCTATCTCTGGCATCTTGGAGGGTTGGCGGTTCAACGCTGGCGGCGACAAAAACAAGTTATCTAACATCAGCTCTTGGGGAGTATTGAAAGTAGGTAACAACGGGAACTATTTCCACGGTTGTCAAAAGATGACGTGCAATGCCACGGACAACCTGAACTTGTCGAGCACAACAAATTTATTCAGCGCCTTTTTGGGTTGCTACCTTCTTAATGGAGGTGTGAGTGGTTGGGACACATCTGAAGTCACCAATATGAAACTCGCGTTCGGCACTTGTAATGTCTTCAACCAGAGTCTAAACAGTTGGAACACATCCAATGTCATCGACATGAACGCGATGTTCAACTCTTCTGGTACCTTTAATCAGAGTCTAAGCAGTTGGAACACCCACAATGTCATCGACATGGGTTCGATGTTCAATCTCGCTAGTGCCTTCGACCAAGACCTCTCGACTTGGAACACTATAAACGTCACAGACATGTTCTCCATGTTCTCAAGCTCTCCATTCAATCAAGACATCAGTTCCTGGAACACATCAAATGTGACAGCTGCGTACGCCATGTTCACCAACGCCTCCAGTTTCAACCAAGACATTAGTGGTTGGGACACTTCTGGCTTATCCAATCTGAACAACATGTTCCAGAACGCCTCCAGCTTCGATCAGGATCTTGGTCTGTGGGATATCTCAGGTGTTGGCATTATGAACAGCATTTTCAATGGGACAAATCTTAGCACGGTCAACTACAGTAGCATTTTGATCGATTGGGATGCTCAGGCTGTCCAAAACGGAGTCACTTTCAATGCAGCTCCTGCCACTTACAACGTGGCAGGCGGGGTGGCCAGGTCAAACTTGGTCTCCAGTGACAATTGGATCATCACTGACGGGGGTGCAGCATGATTAAAGACTTGATGCCAGACAAAGAAACCCACTGGTTTGCTTTTCATAACGGTATTCTACGCACAGGATTTACAGAGGCTGGTCAGGTGACCAGCGCAGACACCGACGAGTTTGAGTTCGGTCCTGACATCTTGGAAAAGATCGAGAAGCACAAAGACAAACTGCAAGACCCCGGCGAAGAGAAGCTAGAGCCGGGCATCTACCGTCACGAAGACACGGTGGTGCTTGTGACGAAGGCCGAATGTGCCGGGGCAACCATCAGTCAAATTCTTGAAGCCAGGGAAGCCATCAAATGAAGAACCTGCCAAGATGGATAGCTGCCTCGGCGAACAAGCATTTTGCCGACATCGCCGCTGCAAACAATATCCCTTATTTTGTCGAAGGCATCGACGAGAGGGAAGGCAGCGACATGAGGCAGAGTCATTCAGAAATGCGAGTGACCGGACCGTTTATCAAGGAAGTCAGCAAGGACTACTATCTGGCCGATGTTGTCATAAACATCATGCTGACTGAGTTGCTTGAGATGACTGCCACTAACGCCTACTTGATTCACACATGGGCTGGGGTGTTCTCCGCTGAGATGCTAGAGCCAATCCCTGTCTACAAGTATGGTGATGGTCCAGACGATGATGATAGTTTGATTGGGTGCCTTCGTGTGAAGGACGGGAGATATGACGCAATCAAGGTGTTCCATTTCGGTCAAATAAATGGGACTGATAGATTAAGACAATCAGAAGTCGACGGTCTGTTTGATATAGAGATAACAGGCTCGTCGTTATAAATCATCTTTGCCATTGCTGTCGCGCGGATAGCACTGGCCGAATGAACTACCGCCATTGGCGGGTTGTAGGCTGGTCGCGCGGACCGGCAACTTGTAACAATCAACCTCTTAGGAGATTAAACAATGGCACGTATCGAAATGCGTGACGTAACCATTTACGTCCAGGACGGTCTGGCCGGAACGGGCAATTTGTCCGCTAATTCGGCGAACGCCGCCACGACCATCAATGTTGAGACACTTGTGTTGAACACCGATGAAACAGATCTCGTCCCAGTGGGCGCGAGACTATACCTCTCAGGCGAGACGGCCAACACGGTTCATACCGTGACGGCCCGCGAGCCTGTCTCGACAAGCCCAACCACTTGCGTAACGATCACTCCTGCAGTTGGCCCTGGCACGTACAACAGCGGCAACGCTGAAGGCGCAGTCACGTTCATCTACCAGCGGATCGAAGTGAAAGTCGGAGAAGGAAATCTGACTTGGTCTGAGACCAAAGAGTACGAGTACCTGCGTGATCGTGGCGACCTTGACACTGTCAAGGAAGGCGACGAGCAGCCAGTTGAGATGAACTTGGAGTTTGTCTATGACTACATCAAGTCCGAGAGTGGTGGCGACATCACCCCGATCGATGCTCTGAAGCGACAGGGCGAAGCGTCTGAGTGGGTTTCCACCTCGGACGACCTCTGTGAGCCATACTGCATCGACATCCTCGCGAAGCATTGTGTGCCTTGCGGAACGGATGAAGACGAAGACGTGAAGTTCGTCGAATTCCGCTATGAGTCTTTGGACTATGACATGGGCGAAGCTACGATTGCCGTCTCCGGACGTTGCAACGTGAGCGACCCAACCGTATCGCGCTCGACTGACGACGAGTGTTGATCAATAGTCAGTAGTGGGGCTCCACTAGCCCCACTACTGGCACCTCTTCCCTAATAGCCTCACTACTGGAGAAAACGAAATGAAGATCGGCGGAGTAACTGTTAAGCCATGTGTTGAGATCCTTGTTCTTCCTCGAATGGGCGAAAACCTAATTATCCGAGCGAAGTCGGTTTCAGTCAACGAAGAGTTCGAGAAAATGGTACCAGAGCCCATTGCTCCGGGCGTCCGCACTAAGGATGGTTTCAAGCACGACTACAAAGACGATGGGTACCGAAAGCAACTTGAAATCCGAGAAGAAGCCAGACTAGCTTTTATGATTCTTCGATCCATTGAAGACAGCAACATCGAATGGGAAACCGTCGATATGGACAAGTACCTGACCTGGAAAGGTTGGGACAAAGAGTTGCAGAAAGCCGGACTCTCTGAAGTCGAGACCAACCGCATCATCAACACCGTTATGGTCGCAAATGCCCTGGACGAGAGCAAGATCAAAGAGGCCCTTGATTCTTTTCTACTTGGTCAGGGGGAGTAGTTCGGAAAGTCCTCTGGCCGAGTCACAGGACTCCTGATTTCACCATTTGGTCGGCGTGTGAACGCTTTAGCATAATGCCCCCTGGTGTAGTCAACAAGAGTCAAGTCTGTTGGGACACATTGAACGTGATGATTCAAGCAAGCTTGATAGCCTACCATCAGACTTCTGAACACATGCGGATAACAGAAAAGAAATCTTTTGCTGGAGTCAAGTGATGGGTGTAACCGGTTTGAAACCTCTCACCTTCAATTACGAAGCTGCTAAGAAAGAGCTTCTGGAATCCATGCGAAAGATAAACCGTTTGGCTGGTCGTGCGTGGTTAGACTCGGTGATAAAAGGATCTCCTATCCCAACATTCTCAGGCGCTTCACGGGCAACTTTTCAGAAGTTGGCCCGTGACCTTGGAACCTCAGTTCCAATTGGACCAACAAGGGGTTTCAATAACGGGGTAGCATATGGGAGATCGCGCGATCAGGGGTCAGGTGTCATAGAGAATAAGCAGAACGGATTCATTGGCTTCATCTATAAGACTTCTCTTCGCCATCTGATCTACAACGAATACAATTCGGCCGTCATCGGACCATATCCGAAACCTTGGAGCACCAATGTCCGGTTCACACCTTACTTCTTTCAGGTTCGCGGGGCCGTTGCCTGGGAGAAAGTGGCATCCAAGTACAAGTTCCCCAACCCATATAAACACTTACGAGGTTAGTCATGCCTGACATCACACAAAAACTTGGCTTCTCTGCTGCTGGAGCCTTGAAGACACTTTCCCAACTCAAGAACAAGTTCGCTGAACTTAACACTGAGATGGGGAAGGCAGCTCGTGGTGGAGGGGCCAGGAGCAGCGGCTCTGTTGACACATATCTCGGCAAGGTCAGCAAGAGTCTTGACAAAACCAAGAAGAGGACTGAGGAGCTTACACTGTCGTGGAAAACGATGGCGCGTCAAATGGTTTCTCAAACCATCGTCGGAGCTATTCAACGAATAGGTGCGGCATTCAAGGCCGCTGTGGGCGACGCGGTAGAATTTCAGCTTGCTATAGCTGAAATCCAAACCATCGGTGGTGACCTCGCGCAGTCAAATGACGAGATTGCACGGTCTGTTCTGGACTTGTCTTCGTCCATCGGCAAAAGTGCTGCTGACGTAGCCGAAGGTCTGTACCAAGTATTGTCGAACCAAGTTGTTGAAGCTGCTGATGCTGTGACCATTCTGGAGAAAGCTGAAAAGCTGGCCATCGTCACACACGGTGAGACCAAAGACGCGGTGAACGCAATTTCGTCTGTTATGAACAGTTATGGTCTGGCGTCTCGTGACGCCGAGCATGTGGCTGGTACCCTGTTCAAGACGGTTGAGTTAGGCCGTCTGCGTTTGAGCGACATGGCGAACATAATTGGTCGTGTGACTCCCCTTACCGCGAAGATGGGTATTACGTGGGAAGAGACTGCGTCTTCTATCGCAGTTATGACTCGACAAGGTGTTCGAGCAGATGCGGCCATCACTCAGCTTCGTGCAGTTGTTCAGAAGATCATCAAGCCGACCGAGGCCATGGTCGCCATCTTCCATAAGTGGGGCGTAGAAGACGGTAAGCAAGCCATCGAAACATTTGGCGGGCTAACGAACGTCTTGAAGAAGCTTTCAGAAGAAGTCGGAGGCAACGACGCTGAGATGGCGAAGTTGTTCCGTCGCGTGCGCGCAATCGTTGGTGTCATGGGCATCTTGAACGATGATGGAAGAACCATGGCAGACACCATGAAAGAAATGGCCAAGGCCACTACGGCAGCCACAGAAGCATGGGAGCAATACAGTGCTACGGATGCACACCTGTTGACGCAAAGTATGCAAGAGCTGAAGAACTCTGTGTTGGAAGTCGCTGGTGTTTTCATTCCGTTCCTTGCTTGGTTCACAAGTGGTGTTGCGGATATCGTCAGTGGTGCTAAAAACATAGGAAAAGCACTTGTTGCCGCAGCCTTCGATGGAACAAAAGCTGAAAACACCCTTCGAGAATCCAAGGAGAGAACTCGAAAGGCTAACGAGATTATGGCGGAGGCTGACGCGAAACACCAACAGTTGGTTGAGGAAACATATGCAAAAGCCCAGCAAAGTGTATTGCAGTATGTTGCTGAGGTTGCTAAGGGCGAGAACACAATACGCAAGATTCACGCCGATAGTAAGGCGGCAGCAGAAGCTGGATTGGAAGCCGCCGGAAGCACATTGATTAAGTTCTATTCCGGTGCCATAAAGACGATAGAAGACTTTGCCAAAAAGGCAGGGGATGCTATAAAGAAAGCAGCTTCCGATAACGCCAAGATAGACGATCAAATCCACTCCCGCTTGTTGAAAAGACGACTTGAAAGGG